ACCTCCTATGAAGTAGTTGAAAATGCGATTTTCATTGTCGCCACGATTTCTCGGATTTGGGTCACAATCGGTACTTCCATCTGAGGACGGTGCAAAGTTAGTACGGGAGTGGAAGAACAACCGTAATAATAATGTGGTTGAATTAATGTCAGCTACTACCGGTGAATTTACACGTATCTTTACGCAGGCAGCCATCCAAGGGGATCCTGAAGTTAATTTGTCTACGGACGGTACTGTTGAAATAGAGTTCCGCAGCAACCCAGCACAATAATGTCTAATCGAGGCCAAAACGATGAAAGAATCTAACGAGATAACTTACGAGTTAAAAACCCCATTCGAGTACGCATTTAAAGGTGAGATGCGTCACGCAGGGTTTGTTACCCTTAAGGCGCCAACGGTTGAAAACATTGGATACGTTTCTAAATTGAAGCAAGGTTTCATGAAAGCAGTGACCGCCCAGAAACAGGTAGTTGATGTAAAAGATACTGAAAGTAAAGACTCTGGGGGTATTGAAGATCTTACCGGTGAAATGATCATGGCAATGTTATCAATGTCAGATATTGATTACGCAGGTTATATGCATACCGCAAGGGCCACTTTTTTAGATTCAGGGATCGCACTCATCGACGGCGAGGAGCCTTTGAAAAAAACGCTAATGTCAAAAATGGCGGTTCAGGATCTGGAAGGGATGACAGGCGAATACCTTAAGGTTTTTATCCTTACGTCTGCATTAGAGATGATGAAGACGTAATATTTAGTAAAGCCGTCCGTTTAATGTCTTTTTTTGAAGGGGCGGTAAGCTATCAAGATATTAAGCTAATGCCTTTATCGGAACTGTTTGCACTACAAGAAGAGGCCAACGCCATTAGTAAAGAGCGTGATGCCGAAATAAAGAGGTCTAAACGTGGCAAATAAAGTTTCGTTTATCATTCAACTCCAAGACCAATTCGCCAGGCAGGCCGACAAGATCCGCCGAGCTGTACAAGGCATGGTTAAGGGATTTGAGAAATTCGATCGGAAACTCAAGAAAACAGGTATTAAGTTAGCGCGACTAGGGAAGAAAGCTAAAGTTGCCGGGAAGAAGCTTACTGAATTCGGCAAGACGCTAAGTACCCGAGTAACCCTCCCACTAGCGGCCTTTGGCGGCGTAGCTCTGGTGCAATCCGCAAAACTAGAAACCTTAGCCACATCCTTCGAGACAATGACAGGGAGTGCGGCCAAAGGTCAAAAACTACTAGAGCAACTGACTCGGTTCACAGCTACGACTCCATTTCAATTGGAAGGCGTAGCGAAGTCGACTAAAACATTACTCGCTTTTAAAGTCCCCCTAGATAAGATGCTGCCTACCCTTAGAATGCTCGGGGACATTGCTGCGGGAACGGATGCGCCGCTATCTGATATTGCCCAAATCTTCGGTAAAGTTCGTGCAAAAGGTAAACTGATGACCGAAGAGTTGTTACAACTGGCCGAGCGCGGAATACCTATTATTGATTTGCTTGCGGATAAATTTAATCTATCTAAATCTGCAATATTTAAGCTAGCATCCCAATCAAAAATTAGCTTTAACGTAATGACGTCTGCGTTTAAAGATATGACTTCTAAAGGCGGGATCTTTTTTAACCAAACCAAGCGCCAGTCCGCAACCTTAGCAGGTCTATTCTCAACTCTCAAAGATAACATAAGTCTCACTTCGGGGGTGTTCGGCGACATTATAGTTGATGTTCTCGGCTTGAAAGACGGGCTCGGCAGTTTAAGTGAATTCTTCGGGAAGATGAGGGAAAGTGTTCAAGCGTTTGCCAAGGAACACCCTACCATAACAAGAATTATTGTCATAATAGTCGCACTAATCGCGATATTAGGTCCCGTTCTGCTAATAGTGGGTCAGTTGATCATAGCTTTCGGTGCGTTAACACTCGCCAGTGGGATTCTTGGGATCTCATTTAGTGCAATGCTTGCGCCGATATTACTAATCATAGTTGCAGTGGGGCTTATGATCACCGCGGGGGCCTTGATTGTTGAGAACTGGGACGGTATTAAAGCGGGCGCAAAGTTACTATGGGAGGACGTGTCGATGTTCTTTTCTCGGATGATTGACTCTGTTGTTGCTTTTGGCAAGGAAGTTATTGACAGCGCATTAGCACCGATAGATTTTATAAGTAATAAGATTGCTGGCGTCGGCCGGGATATCGCATCACTCTTTTCTTTTGGGGAGTCCGAACTTGAAGTGAAACACGGAATGACCCAAAGGACCCAAACAGATGTAAACATAAACCTACGAGCACCTGAGGGTGTAGTGGAATCTGTCAAGAGTAGAACATCAGGCAACCGTTTAGGGTTAAACATGGGCGTTAACATGGCAACTATAAACTAATGGCAGATTCAACGAGAATACTCGCCGGCTTTTTTAAAGGCATTCCGATCAGGATTGATTCAGGAACAGTTAACGGCGGCCGTAAAACTTCTAAAAAAGAATTCCCGAACCGTGATACCCAGACTATTGAGGATTTAGGCCTCCGTCCACGTACTTATAACTTGGCTATTGTGATCGCCCCTCGGACTACAGTATCTGGCGGGGCTACTAACACGCTCCAAGGATATTTTGAGTATCGTGACGCCATCGTATCAGCCATTGAGGACAAAGGGCCTGGTGAGTTAATACACCCCTTGTACGGCCGCATTGAGAATGTGGTCGCTACGACGTACAGCCTTAATGAAGATTTCACCGACTTCGGAAGGTCGCGCCTCAATGTAACCTTTGAAACCTCGGACGATACTGGCATCCCTCGCCAAACAATCACAGCACTATCACAATTAACTCAGTCAAATAATGCAGTTAACACGGCGATCAACGCAGATATTACCGATAATTTTCTAGTGACTACTAAATTCGCTAATAATTTCGGAGATGCTGCCGATAAGATAAACGAAATAATCGATGCGGCGGTAGTCGCCACATCGTTTCTCGGTGCCGAGGCTGACAAGATCAATGAGTTCAACAGCTTTATCGGTGAACTGTCCGCCGATGTTAACAGCCTAATTACTAATCCAGCTGACCTGGCCACCAGCATCAACAATCTATTCTCTAATATTGATGGGCTGTTCGGTACGGTTGAAAATACAGCCAAAGCATTCGCGGGGTTGTTTGGGTTCGGGGGTAATGATGAAGATGACATCTTACTAACAACCGCGGGTCGAATTCAGCGCATACAAAACCGTGCCGTACTGAATGGTGCCGTTAACGCTTCGGCGCTGGGGTTTGCTTACGTTAACGTTTCACAAACTCAGTTCCAGAATGTGCGCGAGATTGAAGAAGCAGCGGACGACCTCGAGGTGCAGTTCCAGACAGTAGCAACGTCCGGTTCGTCTGATGAAGTAATATCCGCCGTGACCGACATGCGGGTAGTCGTTCAGCAGTTCTTTGATGAACAGAAAATCACGCTCAAGCAGATCATTGAAGTGAACGTTTACACCATACCCGCCAGGGTGTTGAGCTTTCAGTACTATGCTGAGTCAACAAGTGCCGAGCAGATTCTGGAATTGAATGGCATAACCGACGTCTCGTTTGTCGATGGGACCGTGGAGATTGTAACTGCATGACGATGCTCCTCGAAGTTAACGGCGTTCAATATGATAATTTTACAGCAGCTAGTTGCGAAATACGCCTCGATGCGCTCTCAAACACCTTTGGCTTTGAGGCCGTAGCTGCCGAGGGGGCTGCGTTGCCGTTCAAAGGCGGTGAGGCGTGTCGGGTTATTGTTAACGGGCGAGCGGTGTTAACCGGGTTCATTGAGGTGGTTGAAGTTACGTACGATGCAGGCGATCACACCATCCTCGTACAAGGGCGTGACAAGACAGGTGACCTTCTAGATAGTACTCTCAGCGGCTTTGAGCTCCGCAGTGAATCCCTCACGCTAAAGCAAATAATTGAAAAGGCGATAGATGAAATTGGTTCCGACATTAAAGTAATTGAAGAAGTTACGACAGAGGTATTTAATCCCGCCGAAGATGTTGTAGCGGCAGAGCCGGGAATGAACGCATTCGACTTTATCGAGAAATATAGCCGAAAGCGCCAAGTCCTCCTAACCTCGGATGGTGACGGTAACGTTGTGATAACCGACGGTTCCGCTCAGACCGCTGTGGGGAGCATTCAGCACATTATCGGTGCTAGTGATAACAACGTGCTGGCCAGTTCGTTTAGCTTTGACACAACGGGGCGGTTTAATGTTTATAAATTCGCCTCGCAACTGAACCCTTTCGCTCTCAACTCTGCCGGTGACATTGGCCTCGAGTCGGTAGTGGACCAGAGCGGAAGGGTCTTTGACCCCGAGGTTCGCATAGGACGCCAGTTAGTCCTGATAGCTGAGGCACCCAACTCAGACGACCAAAACGTGGCCCGCGCCAAGTGGGAGGCTAACATCCGAAAGGCCCGAGGCTTAGTTTATGCGGTTACCGTCCCTGGGTTTCAGGTCGACCCAACAGACCCCACGTCGGACCTATGGCAGATAAATAAGCTCTACCAGATCGTAGACGACTACTTGGGCAAGTCAGAGCCTATGTTGTGTAATTCGGTTACGTTTACCCTAGACACACTGGGCGGTGAGTTGACATCGTTGGCGTTCGTTGATGAGAAAGCTTATAGTTTAGACCTGGCAAAACCGCAGACAAGCAAAACCGCAGGACTGGTGATCCCGATATGAGTGATAAGAACGTAATTAGAATGTCGAGGATCACATCACCGGGAGCTGATGATAAGCAGTTCCCCACCCAGCAAATGGAGTATCTCGGCAAAGTCGCGGACGGTATCACGGTATTCCCTTATGGGTTCCATGCTAATGTTACTGCGGATGTTCTAGCCCTGATGTTTTCTGTTCAAGGTATGCCCGAAAACAGATTCGCCATGCCGTTTAATACGAAGAAACGACCAAAGTTGGCTGCTGGTGAAGTTGCATTTTTTCACCCACCAACAAATTCCTTTATTATTGGGCGTGCCAATGGTGACCTAGATATTGAGACAGGTAACGGCGGTACGGGAAATGTTAATATTAACTGTAGACAAGCTAATATAACGGCCAGCGAGTCCGTCACCCTTGACACGCCGGAGACTACCCTTACAGGTAATGTGACCATAGACCAGAATCTGACTGTGACCGGCGATACAACGCTTAGCTCCACAGTTACTAGCGGTGGCAAAGATATCAGTGATACCCACACACATGTCGGCTCTGCCACAGCGCCTACAGGACCTCAAGTTAATACAGGAGTGGTAGTCTAATGGCTGGGGATACGGACGCAGTACTAACAATTGATCCAGCAACGCAGTTATATGACATCACTATTGATGCCGACGGCGACATCCTAACAGACGATTTCTTCGACACCAGCCTGCTATACAGTTTGCTTGGAGAACGTCGGGCTGACTCCTCTGAGGTCGTCGAGCCGCAGCTGCGGCGGGGTTGGATTGGTAGCGAGGGGAAAGACTTTGAGAACGGCTCTAAGCTGTGGTTGTTTGAGCAAGCCCGTGTAACCCGAACTAATCTAAATCGAATTGAAGATGAAGCACGCAAGGCCCTACAATGGCTAATCGATGATGGGTTTGTTGTTTCGGTGGATGAAGTGACCGCAACGGTAAAAAATGGTAAAGTGAGTCTTGAAATTGTTATTCGTCGCAGCCGTTCGGAGGTTGAGCGACGTTTCTTTGATTTGTGGGAAAATACAGGATTGAGATAAATGCCGATAGAGATACCCGACAGTGCTACAGAAGTCGAATTGCGGGCCAAAACAGACGTACAGAGAGAGCTCCCGGAAAGCAATCCGTTCTTAAAGAACTCTTGG